AATTGCCAAGAACCCACCAAAGCAAGATGATGGTGAAGGTGAAGATTTAGAAAGGCATTTAAATATTGTTAAAAATAAGTTAACAGGATGGCATGGTATGGTCAACTGTCAACTTAATTACCAAATAGGAAGATATGAAGCATGATTCAAAAAGAACTGTTTGAAATTGAACTATTACATATTGATGGTGAAACAAAAACATGTAGTAAATGTAACGAGAGATTACCTTTAACTGCATTTAGTGTTTCATCAGGTGCTAACTTTCTTAGACCTGAATGTAAAAAATGTAATAATGAATTAACAAAAGTAAGAAATCAATTAAGAGAAAAGCATGGTATGCCTGACTCTGATTATACATGTCCTGTATGTGAAAGAGGAGAAACAGAAGTAGCAGGTAAAGGTGGACAAAAAAATGGTGCATGGGTTTTAGATCATTGCCATGATACAAGTACATTTAGAGGATGGCTTTGTCACAGTTGTAACAGAGCATTAGGTGGATTTTCAGACAGTGTTGACATTTTGAAAAAAGCTATTATATATTTAGAGAAACATATGGAGAAGATGAATGAAACTAATACTTGATGTAGAAAATACAGTAACAAAACGAGATGACAAAATGCATCTTGATCCATTTGAAAAAGACAATCAATTGATTATGGTTGGTTGTATTACAGAAGATGGTAAGGAGCATTTGTTTCATCACGAGACAGGCTTTGATGGTTTGCAAGAGTTACTAGACAGCACTACTATCCTAGTTGGTCACAACATATCTTATGATCTCATGTGGCTTTGGGAATGTGGTTTTAAGTATGATGGTGATGTCTTTGACACTATGCTTGTTGAGTATGTTATGTTACGTGGACAGAAGAAGCCATTGTCTTTAGAAGCATGTGCTGCAAGATATAATCTTAACACACAGAAGAAAGATACACTAAAAGAATATTTTAAGAAAGGTTTAGGTGTAGATGATATTCCAAAAGAAGAGTTATCAGAGTATCTGTCTGCAGATTTAAATGCTACAAAGGAGTTATCAGATGAATTATATAAACAACTTGATAGTGATGAGCATCGTGGTCTTGTTAATACTGTTGCTCATACCAATCGTGTTGCCCTTACTCTTGCTAATATATATAAGCGTGGGTTTAATGTCGATACAGAGTCTCTTAAAAAAGTACAGTCAGAGTTTGAGAAAGAAAAGATTGATGTCGAGAAGAGACTTTCTTCTCAAGTCAAAAGACTTATGGGAGATACACAGATAAATCTTAACAGTCCTGAACAGATGTCTTGGGTTATCTATAGTCGTAGACCTAAAGACAAAGCTACGTGGCTAAATAACTTTACACCTTACATGAGTAAGACAGACTTACAAGAAAAGATACAAGACAACAGTGAGATTGTTTATAAGACTGTAGCAACAAAGTGCATGAAATGTTATGGTTCAGGTTTTATAAAGAAGATAAAGAAAGATGGTACACCATATAAGAATGATACTAAGTGTCCTAACTGTGATGGTTCAGGATATTTGTTTACCCCTACTAATAAGGTAGCAGGGTTAAAATTTAAAGCACCTTCAGCAAAGTGGGTAAGTGCAAATGGATTTAGTGTTAATAAAAATATGCTAGGTATATTACAGAGAGTTGCAAAAAGAAATAAGTCCGATGAAGCATATAACTTTCTAAATGATTTACAAAGACTATCTGCACTTGATACATACCTATCATCTTTTGTTGAAGGTATTAATACTTACATTAAAGATGATGGAAAGCTACATGTTAGATTATTACAGCACAGAACAGCTACAGGTAGATTTAGTGGAGCAGAACCTAACATGCAGAATATGCCTAGAGGTGGTACATTTCCTGTAAAGAAAGTATTTATATCTAGATGGGAAGGTGGTCTGATACTTGAAGCAGACTTTGCACAGTTAGAGTTTAGGACTGCTGCATATTTGTCACAAGATGAAACAGCAATGAAGGAGATTGAAAGTGGTTTTGACGTACATAGTTACACTCAAGAAGTTATTTCTAATGCTGGTCAAAAGATTAGTAGGCAAGAAGCAAAAGCACATACCTTCGCACCACTCTTCGGTGCAACAGGGTTTGGAAGATCACCTGCAGAAGCAACCTACTACGAGCAGTTTACAAAAAAGTACAAAGGAATCGCATTATGGCATTCCAGATTGGCTAAAGAAGCTGTAACACATTTTAAGATAAAGACACCTTCAGGTAGAGAGTTTGCATTTCCTGATGTATCTAGAAGAACAAATGGTGGTGTAACACACTTTACACAGATTAAGAATTATCCTGTACAATCTTTTGCTACTGCAGATATAGTTCCATTAATATTGATGGACATAGATAGAAGATTAAATGGATACAAGTCTTGTGTAGTAAATACTGTACACGATTCTATTGTAATTGATGTACACCCTGATGAAGTAGAAGTAGTAAAGAGTATAATAAAAGATACTAATAATGATATGACAAGCACTATTAATGAACATTTCAATATAGATTTAAATGTTCCATTACTATTAGAAGCAAAAATAGGTAAAAATTGGCTTGACATGCAAGACGTAATGTGATATAACGTCTAGACTAAACTAAAAAGGAGACACTATGAGTGATTTAGTAACTATAAATACAGACAATTATGCAGTCATGGCAAAGGCTATGGGCATAGCAGGTGCTACTGTAGGCACAAAGACATCTAATAATCTAAATAGATTAAGAATATGGCATTCACCTATTATGGGTGAAGAGAAGGTTGGCAACAAACTAAAGAAAGTAGAAGTTGTAGAAGGTGGTGTGTATAGACTAGAGTTAGTAGATGATGACACATCTACATATTACTATGCAAAGACAGCCACAGTAAGACCTTTTATGCAGAGATATATGTTAAAAAGATATGAGTCTTTTAGCAATGTAAAAGAAGGAGACCCTAAAGGTACATTTCATAAAACAATTATGTCTGATAATTTAAATACAGACTTAAAAGATAATAAAGGTAATTTTAATTGTGGTAAACCTGCAGGATATATAAAAGATTTTAAAGCACTTCCTGTTCACATGCAAGACCTTATAAAACAGACCAAACGTGTACGTGTCGTTTTCGGAACAATTAAATTAAATGATCCTACAGACATGTATGGCAGAGAAGTTGTTCTTGATGAAGTACCTTTTATATGGGAAGTAGATAATAGAGAAGCCTATAAAACTATAGGTGATCAATTTAATATCTATGCCAAGAAAGAAAAGTTACCATTAAATCATTATATGATATTAAAAGAAAGTAAAGAAAATCCAATGCAAAATGGTTCTAGTTTCTATACACCTGTTGCACATGTTGACCTATCAAAAACTATAGGTATAGGTGAAGAAGATCATAAAACATTTTCTAACTTTCTTGATTGGATTAAAAACTATAATGATGGTGTATGTACAGCGTGGGAGAACATAGTTCAAGAAAGACAGAGTGAAGTATCAGAAGAAGATGCAGAAACTGTTGATAACTTTGTTGACGTAGAATTGGAAGATGATGCTAAAAAATAATCCTTTTCAAGTACATAATATTAACTACCTATCGCCTAGCAGTATAAATACCTACATAAGCGATATGCCTATGTGGGTAGCTAGGTATCTGTTTGGTATTAAATCAGATAGTGGTGCAGCAGCAATTAGAGGTATTGTGCAAGAATCTGTGTTAGCTAATAAATATGAAACAGGTAAGTTTGATTTTAATTTATTAGAGATGCAGTTTATGACTAAATGTACAGAATCTAATATTGATTTAGGAGATGTTAAAGTAGAGAAAGAAAGAAACACATTAAAAAACTTTGGTGAAATTCTTGATAAAAACTTTAAGTATAAAAACCTAGAAGACTATCAAGAAAAAGTTGAAGTACAGTTTGATGATATGCCTATACCTGTCATTGGCTATATTGACTTTAGGTTTAAAGATAAAATTGTAGATTTAAAAACATCTGCAAGAATGCCTTATAAACCTACTGAAGCACAGAAAAGACAGATGGCATTTTACTCTATGGCATATCCTGATAATAGTGTAGACTTATTCTTTGCTACACCAAAAGACTATAAAAAGTTTACACTTAAAGATTTATCTGTATACAAAAAACAACTTAAAAAGGTAGCCTTTGGTATACAGAAGTTTTTGTCTATTAGTGATGATAGACATGAGTTAGCTTCACTAGTTTATCCAAACTTTGACTCATGGACTTGGAGTGATAAACTAAAGAAAGAAGCAAAGAAAATATGGAGAGATAAATAATGACAGATTTAAAAATAGATGAAATGGCAGAAATGATTAAGGAAAAAGAGAAAGAACTCTTTGAACTTAAAAAAGAATATCGTGAACGTAGAACAGAAGGTTTACGTCATGCTATTGAACAAAAGAAAGAAGCTGAAAAGCTAGTGCGTGATGAAATGAAAGCACTTGGCTATGACTATGGTTCTACTGTACGTTATTGGTTATAGATGTCAGCATATAGTGCTACCCAAATAGCACGTAAAAATGGGTATAGGAGTGGTTTAGAAGACAAGGTTGCTGAATATTTAAAAGATAATTCTGTAACTTTTCTATATGAAAAAGTAAAGATAGAATGGGAAGACCTTGCTTATCGCACCTATACCCCTGACTTTGTACTTGATAATGGTATTATAATAGAAACAAAAGGTATGTTTACTACTGCTGACAGAAGAAAACATGTATGTGTAAAGAAGCAACATCCTGATTTAGATATAAGATTTGTTTTTGAAAACAGTAATAGAAAACTATATAAGAATGCAAAGTCAACTTATGCACAGTGGTGTATAAAGCATGGGTTTAGATATAATACTCGTATCATACCTGAAGATTGGCTAAAAGAAAAAGGAAAAAACAACCATCCTAAATTCATAAAGTTTTTAGGAAAAAAATTAAGGAGTTAATTATGACAATAAATTTTACAGATAAAAACCCTGCAGCTTTTTACATAGAACTTTTACCTGATCTTGATGAAAATAATTCTTGGCTAGGTGGACTACAGGTAAATATTATATCTTCAAAAGATAATCCAATGCCTGTAGAATGTAAAAGAGACTTATTACATTTAAGCCAACTTGTTGCAAGTTCTGTTGCATTTATGGAAAAGAATGCAGAGTATGCTGATAAGTTAGAAGATTTTATAAAAGAACCTGAAGAACAAATAAAACATGAAGGTAATGTAATACATTTTAATTTTAAAACAAAGGGGAATGCATAATGGCAGCAAGTATAAAAGAAATAATAGAGTTTGAAAAAGGTGAGACAATACAATCCGACATGGTAAATCACCCACCACATTATAATCAATATGGTATTGAATGTATAGATGCTATAAAAGCCTGTACAGGTAAAGGTTTTGAAGCATATCTACAAGGTAATATATTAAAGTATCTTTGGAGATATGATTATAAAAATGGAGTAGAGGACTTGAAAAAAGCACAATGGTATCTATCTAAACTAATAGAGATAAGAAATGACAATACGAGTTAAAATGATGATTACATTGGATGTAGATACAGAAGAGTATACTGTACCTGCCGATGGAAAAGTAAACGATGAAATAGAAGATTTTGTGAGAGAAGCATTTTACGATTTAGAAGGTGCTGAAGTAAGAAATTTTAGAATAACAAGCGAGGAGATACATAAATGAAATCAAACATAGCAAATCAGTTACCTACAGACTATCAAAACTTTATAGCACTTTCAAGATATGCACGTTGGATACCTGAAGAAAACAGAAGAGAAGAGTGGTCAGAAACAGTAGATAGATACTTAACAAACATGCAAGATCATCTTGTTAAGAACTATGACTTTGATGAAAAAGTCTATTATGAATTACAAGATAGATTGTTTCATCACATTACTAATTTAAATGTAATGCCAAGTATGAGAGCATTGATGACTGCAGGTAAGGCACTTGATAAATGTCATGTAGCAGGTTACAACTGTTCTTATCTACCTGTTGACAGTCCTCGTGCTTTTGATGAATGTATGTATATTCTTATGTGTGGTACAGGTGTAGGATTTTCTGTAGAACGAGAGAATGTAGATAAGCTACCTGTTGTTAATGAACACTTTGAAGATAGCACTACAGTTATCAAAGTAGGTGACTCACGTTCAGGTTGGGCAAAAGCACTACGTGAACTTATTGCTATGTTATATGTAGGACAAGTTCCTGTGTTTGATGTTGAAGATGTAAGACCTGCAGGTGCAAGACTTAAAACATTTGGTGGTAGAGCATCAGGTCCTGAACCACTTGTAGACTTATACAGGTTCTGTATTAACATGTTTAAGAATGCAGCAGGTAGAAGACTCTACCCAATAGAATGTCACGATCTTATGTGTAAGATAGGTGAAGTTGTAGTTGTTGGTGGTGTTAGACGTTCTGCTCTTATCAGTTTATCTAACTTAGGTGATGATCAAATGAGACACGCAAAATCAGGTCAATGGTGGGAGAATGAAGGACAAAGAGCATTGGCTAATAACAGCGTAGCATACAAAGGTAAGATTAGTATGGAGACATACATGCGTGAATGGTTGGCACTTGTTGAGAGTAAATCAGGAGAGCGTGGTATATTTAATCGTAAGTCTGCTGTTCAACAAGCAGGTAGAAATGGTAGACGTAAAACTGATTATGCCTTTGGTTGTAATCCTTGTAGTGAGATTATATTAAGACCTTATCAGTTCTGTAATTTATCTGAAGTAGTTATAAGAGCAGAAGATACAGAAAAGACTCTATTAGAAAAAGTAGAGATGGCTACAATCTTAGGTACGTTTCAAGCTACACTTACAGATTTTAAATATCTACGTAAGATATGGAAAGATAATACAGAAGAAGAAAGACTACTTGGTGTATCTCTTACAGGTATCATGGACAATCAATTGTTTAATGATTATAACACTATGTTTCTTGAAGATGGTCAACAAATATTTGATGGATCAAGAGTTGGTAGTATTCTTACAAAGTTAAAGGAGAAAGCAATTGAAACAAATAAAAAGTATTCAGATATGCTTGGCATACCTCAGTCAACTGCAATCACTTGTGTTAAGCCAAGTGGTACGGTTTCTCAGCTTGTCGATAGTGCAAGTGGCATACATACTAGACATAGCGAGTATTATATTCGTACTGTACGTGGTGACAACAAAGACCCACTAACACAGTTTATGAAAGAGAGTGGTATACCAAACGAACCTGATGTTATGAAACCTGATAGCACAACAGTGTTTAGTTTTCCTATGAAAGCACCTGAAGGTGCAACAACAAGAAATGAAATGTCAGCTATAGATCAACTAAATTTATGGAAAACATTTCAAGAGTATTGGTGTGAACACAAACCATCTGTAACAATCTCTGTAAAAGAAGAAGAGTGGATGGAAGTAGGTGCATGGGTCTACAAAAACTTTGATGATATATCAGGAATTAGTTTTCTACCCCATAGCGATCATACATATGCACAAGCACCTTATCAAGAAATAAACAAAAAAGAGTATGAAAAGCTAAAAAATAGTATGCCTGAGAGTATAGATTGGAAATTACTACAAAAATACGAAAAAGAGGACAATACTGCAGGGTCAAAAGAGTTAGCCTGTAGTGCTGGAGTCTGTGAGGTCGTAGACATACAATCTACATAATCAGGTATGTTACCCTTCGGAGGGTGTCTTTCACCCCTCTGACGGTCTTTATATGAAGATAAATTTTTAAAAAGGAGTAAAATTATGAGAGAAATGTTAATTGGAGCAGCTAGAACCTATTATATGGGTATGATTAATAAACATCTAGCAAATATGGAAGTATTGCTTACAAATCCTGTAGGTATTGGTGAAGATTCACACCAAGATATACAAGCTGTTATCGAAATAGAACTAGGCAAGATAGCAGACTACCATGATAAACTTGAAGTATTACAAAAGTTTTTCGTTAAACCTCAACAACAACAAGAGGAGAATAAGGATGATAAAAAAGATAAGAAGTAGAAAAGATAGAGGTCTTTCTAAATATGATGCACCTTTAATAATTCAATACACAAAAGGTGTAAATGCATTTAAGAGAAATGAAAAGTCACCTTACCATCTAAACTCTATGGCTTATAGAGAATGGCAACGTGGTTGGAATGATGCTTATGCTAGACAATATAAAAGGATACAAGTAAATGAAACTAGAAGAAGAGGTCAAGAGGTTTATGCAAGATAAAAACAAAAGCATGATAACTGCTAATCAGTATCAGATAGAAGCTAAAAAGACTGCTATCTTCCCTGCTAATAAAGCCCTAGAGTATTTATCTCTAGGGTTAGTAGGTGAAGCAGGAGAAGTAGCTAACAAGGTTAAAAAAATTATACGTGATAAAAAGCTAGATGTTGATGTAGCTAGTGAGATAGGTGATGTATTGTGGTACTGTGCTATGTTGGCTGATTACTTTGATGTTAACTTGGGAAAGATAATGGATGATAATATTAATAAGTTACAGTCTAGAAAGAATAGAGGTGTATTAGGTGGTAGTGGTGATAAGCGTTAGTCAAAACCTTTAAAGCCTTTTAGTACATCTTGATAATTTGGATCACTTAAAAAGGCTTTTCTTCTTTTAGATGGCATTTCTTCTAATATAGCTAATGCTCTACCAAAATCTTCTATATCTACAAGGTCTTCGCCATCATTTTGTGTTTTATATTGTTCTCGTAACTCTTTTTGTAAGTCTTGTGGTAACGAATAAAAAACTGCTTTATTTTTCCTACGTATTTCTGTATAACTATTTCCTGCACCTTTAGGGTCTAATACTATTTTTCTAGCCATTTGTTTTGCACTAGCCAATGCTACTGTTAAAAGTCTTCTTTTAAGTAGGTCACTAGATTTTTTATAGGTAGTATCATAGGCAATATAATTAGTAATTGTGCTTTCTATAATAGTAGACATTACTTGTTTTTGATCATTATTTAATTCGGTATCATCTTGCACTCTTCTAGGTATTAATTCTACATAATCAAATCCTAATCTATCAAATTCTTTTTGTGCAAATGTTTTTTCTTCTTGTTCAAATAATCCTGTTGCTTGTTTTAACAAAGGATTAACATATGTTATTCCTGTTGATCTATAAGGTGTAGCAGAAAAACCTTTTCTATTAGGTCCTACACCTTTATATACAAATCCTGTATTAAAAATGTTCATGCCATCTACGTCATTATCTATACCTTTAAAAGAATCTACACCTGTAGGATCAGCTATTTGTGGAAAGGCTCGTGTAGCTTGTTTTGCAAAGTATCCTAATACTGATACATCAGTGTTGTTTGGAACTTTTCTAAAGTTAGGGCTAATAATAGCTGCTGTATCTTTAAACACACCTGCACCAACTGTGTATGTATTTAAAGCATTAGCTAGTAGTTTATAAAAGTATTCTGCTGCTTTTCTATCTGTAGTTAAGTTAGTTCCATTAACAAGTGTGTCTATACCTATATCTAAAATATCGGATGCTGTTCCTGCTCTACCTAATCCACCTGTAAGAGCATATGCTAAATCTCTTCTTATTCTATTATTTTTTATACCTTTTGCCATTCTTGGATTTTGTTTAATAAAAGTATCAAATTCCATTTCTGTAGCAGGTATTTTAAATTTATATGTAGTTGCATCTTGATGTGGCATCATTCTGTACATGAAATCAGATAACCAAGCAGTCATTGCATAAGGTCCTAATGTAGCTTTTAAATCAAAGTAACCACCTGTTGAACCTAATACATTACGCATAGCACCTTTAAAACGACTATCACCTTCTGGACCTGTAGGTGAATAAAATTCAAAAGCACCTGTATCTTCTGTTCCTAAATTTGCTCTCATTTGCATAAATGCATATAGAGTAGTAATACCACCAAGCTGTTTACCAACACGATCTGCAGCAGTAGATTTATTTAATATTCCTGAACCAAAATCAAACATACCAATTATAGGAGCGTGTTCATAAAAAAATCTAAATTGATTTATAAGATATCTTGGAAATGGAATAACTAAACTACCAAGTCTACTTTGACCAAAGTTAATTACACCATTAGCAAATATTTTATTAAACCAACCTTCTTTTTTATGAAATTTACCTGCTTGATAAGTAAATTCTAAAGCCTGTTCCATAGCTTTAGCTGTCAACTTGTCATCAATTGCTTGAAAGTTACCTTCCATTAATATTGTTTTTAAATTCTTACCATACTCTTCTTGTACAAGTTTATTTAATTCTCTTGAAAATATAGCACGTTTAAACATATTATCACTCATAGTGTTAAATATATTTAATTTTCTAGCTACTGCTGTTAGTCCACCCTCTGTTCCTGTAAGATTTCCTATATCTCCCATTTCTTTAAATAATTCTTTTGCTTGTTCTGATTTACCAAAAGCAGGATTTTTAAATAATTTTTCTAGTGCGGCAGTTTCTACACTAGTTGTGCCTAATACTAAATCTCGCAAAAGTGCCGCTTGGGCTGATGTTTTTAACTGTGCTACACCTAATCTCACTGATCTTCTACCCTCTTCTTTAAGTTGTTTACTTGTTAAAAAAGGTATTCTTTTTAAATTACCACCTACTACATTATATAAACCTGAACCTAAATTATCTAAAGCATATGAATAGTTACGCATATAACCATTAGTTGTATTTCTAGCAGTTGTAACAGCCTGTATAGTCATTAAACCAACACGACCTTTTACAGCTATTTGATCTATAATTCTACCTGCCATGCCCATAACGTCAAGACCTATTTTTTCATCTTGTACCTTTGTTCTGGCTTTAGCTGTAAAGTCACCACCTAATGATTGTAATGCACCATCCATATCGTTCATTTCTTTTAGAAGTTTTTTTTGTAATCTTTTTACTTTACTTTGTGTTCCTAATTTACGACCTGCTTCCGATACTTCTTCTGCATAGATGAGACCTAATTGCTCTAAACTAACATTATGTTTTTTTAATATATTTTCTAATGATAAAATATCAATTGAAGCATCTTGTTTTGCTAAAGTATCATCAAGACCTTGTTCTACTTTATCAATTACAGACTTTTGGTCTAGTAACGCTCTAGTAATTCGTGAAGAAAATCTTTCTTGTAAATCTTCTTTACTGCCTTTAGCATACCTAACTAATGTTCCATCTGCTTTAACTTCTTTTACTCTTGGCAATATAGAATCATATATTTTAGCACCTGCAGCGGCTATATTGTCAAGTGTTTGAGAATCTATTGTGGCACTAATATTTTGTATAGGTGTTTGTTTTACCTGTTTTTTTGTTATCTTTTGTTTTAATTTTTTACCTTCTTCAAGTGCTTCAGGTATTGTTTCTTTTAACGCTAATTTATTTTTTATTTCTTTTGCTTTTTTACCTAGTGAAGATTTACTGTTAAATACTTTTAGAGACTCTGCATGAGCTGCTTCAGTTTTTGCTTTTTGTTTTAACAGACTATTCATAACTATTTTTTCAGATTGAAAGCCTGTATATGCTTGTCTAGCACCTATACCACCACCTATAATGCCACTAGTTAATGCAGATATTGCAGCTCCTGTTCCTACTTTACCAAAATCTATACCTTCACCTTTTTCTTTTATACCTGTGTCTTTACGTATCTGTTCTTGGGCAGCTATAGTTCCTGCGGCTACAGGTGCATCAATAGCTAGTGCAGGTATCACACCTCTTGCACCACCTTTTATTGCTTGACGTATACCAAACTTTACACCTTGTTGTGCCGCCAATGCTCCTGCTTTTGCAGCACCAAATGAAAATATACCTGCATATGTAGAAGGTGCAGTAAATACACCACCTAAATAATCACCTGCAGCTTTCCATCCTAACTCACCATCCATATGATCAAACGTATCCATTAGCCGACCCATTCTAGCACGACCATTGTCATCTGTTTGTGTTTGAGCGTAGATTAAATCTCTTGTAGCTGTAAACTCATTTACATTTTGTCTACGAAAATGTTGCATAAAAGCATCATACACATCATCGTCAGATTTAAAGTCTGAAGTTTCATAGCCTGATCGCTCAATAAGAAACCCTCTAGCATCGTTTAGAAAGTTTTTATTGCCTATCAGAAACTCTTTATTTAATTTTTTAGGGTCTTGGAGATTGTAGTTTTCCATAATACTACTTGGTCATGTTGTTTATCATTATTTGTGCATGTTGGAGAGGTATTCCATATTGAACAAGGTCATCTATTATTTGTTTTACACTATTAACATTGCCAATCTGTAATCCTCTTAAAATATTTCTTATATCCTCTATTTGACTATCACTATATAATGGATCAAGTGTTTGAGGGTCTATAAAAGTTCCTTTAAAATCAATAGCTTTAGTTATATCTTGTATAAGTATATCAGTATTAACTAAACTTTTTGCTTGTGAAAAACTTATATTTTCGTTAATTTGACCTATAGGGTCATCACTAGGTGAAATTCTTTTAATACTTGTATCATATTTAATTGGTTGATTTGAAAATATAGCTTGATCTATTTTTGCCATAACTAATTCTGAAGCATAACCCATTTGCATTAAATCAACTGCTTGTGCAAGTAACGTATCAGCTTTTGAATTAATTTCTTGTGCAATTTCTACAGATGTATCTCCAAATCTCATAGTGCCATTTGGATCAAAAGTAGCATCAAATTTATGTTTTAGTTTCATAGATTGTAATATGCTTTGTTTAAATACATTTTTTTGTGCTGTTGTTAAATTTTCTCCTGTTGCTACATTTCTATTTACTTCTGCAAACGCAAGTTTAACATCTCTTCTATTTATAAATCTAGCAGCAAGTTCTGTATTACCATCTAGTTGTGCGTTTATAGCTAAATTATTTAACCTTTCAGTTTCATCTTTAGGATTAGCTAAAGTTCCTACTTCAAATTCTTCTAATGGATCAATTGCTAAACGAACTTGAGGTATGTCATCTAAACCAACACCAACACCCGGAAGACCTGCTATTCCAGCTTCTACTCTATCTCCTATCATACGTGCCATAGCATCTTGTCCACCAAATAATCGTGTCATGCCACCACCTAGTTTTGAGTAATCTGTTTTTGGAACATTTAAAGGTGTTGTTTGTAGTTGTGCTAACTGGTCTATTGTTACACCTGTTTGACCTTTTTTTCTCGCTGCTAATTTAAATACTTGTGCAGGTTTTACACCACCTTTAAGCACATGATTATTATGCATATCTGTAATATATTTTTTTGCTGTTTCATAACCATACTCACTTATAACATACTGTAATAAATCAGGGTCATTATCAATCTTACCTACCAAGTCTTTCATTTCTTTTCTATAGCCTTGATATTCTGTATTATAACGAGCAGAGTCTTGTCTTATAAGGTCAATATCATCTTTAGCTACTTCTCTAGCTTCTTGGCGATCTTCTGATAAGTATTTGTCTATAGCAACAGATGCACTGTCAGAAAGACCTTCTGTAAAACCTTGAAAAAATTCTTTACTAAATACCACTTTCTGTTCTCCTTGCCATCAAACCTTTTGGTTCTTCTACCATAGCCTGTTTTTCTTCAACAGGTTTTTCTTTACCGTCTTCTTCTTTAAACTCTTTTATTGCTCTAGCAACTAGAGAGTCTCTAACACCTGTATTACCTCGTTTTAAACCTGAGTCATATTTAACTTTATTTTTATCGCCTATGTACATTATAAGTTCCATAAGCACAGGTAATACTAACAAGCCTACATCTATATTATGTTTACCTTCCATAACAGAAGACAATTGTATTGTGTTGGCAATAATACTTACAGGCACACCTAATTCTAAAACATCTAGTAAAGATTTTTCAGATTCATTATCTTGAAATCTTTCTATATAGTATCTTATGGCTTCATCAACAGTAGAATACTGTGCAGGACTTTGCCAAGGTCTTGCACCTAATTCATGTGTTAAAGACATACCTGCTATAGGTGCATCAAATGTTGGTTCAATTTTTTCCATTTAATTCTTTCCTTGCTTCAACAAGTGTTTTAAAAACTTTGTGTGCAACCTGTATAGGTTGCTCATTATCTTCTTTCTTTTTAAATGCTTTCATAGGTGTAAGTAAACCTCTACCTTTTGGTGTAGGTTCATCTAAGTTTAATTGCATATACTTTTCGTACATATCTACTGCTCTGTTATTAATCATTGTTTATTATCCTAAAATTTTACCTGTGCCATGTTGAATTAAAGCACCACCTATTGTGCCAATCAAACCACCTAATGCCTTACCTGCACCTGACGCAGCTTGTTTAGATGCCACTAATGCCTGTGTATCTGCATCTAATTGTGCTATAGCTAATTTATTCATTCTGTCTAGTTGACCTTCAGCACTTTTCCATGCAAACTCCATGCTGTCACCATACATTTGCCAAAGATTGTCATATGATTGTTTAGATATATCTAACACTGCAGTAGCATTTAATTCATTAGCTCTGTTTACACTAGCTGTATCTGCAGTAGCTATCTGTCTTCGCCATTGTGCATTATTCTGTGCAATTACTAGTTGATTGTTTGCATTAAATTGATCACGTTGATTGTTTAGTTCTGCATTAAATCTTTCTACAGTATTAACTTGTCCTGCATTAAACTGTGCCTGTGCATTAGATTGTGATGCATTATACTGTGATGCTTGTTGTGCTAAGTTAGCAAAAAACTGATCTGTTTGATTTTGAGATGTAGCATTAAATTGTTCAGCAGCATTTTGAGCAGCTTGATCTGTAAACAAAGATTGCACTCTTTGTTGTGCTTTAAATATATCTGTTTGCTGTTGATTACTTAAATTAGCCATATCCATCTGTAAAAAATTCTGTGCTTCTTGTACAGCTTTTTGTTGTCTATTATTTAAATTAGATATATCTAAATTAGCTAAAGCAGATGCTTCTGCCATGACCATAGCTTGATTGTTATTTAAATTAGCCATGTCCATTGTATTTACAGCACGAGAATTTTCTAAAGCTATTTGTTGTTCAGCATTAAAATTCATATTGGCTATATCAGCTATACGAGCAGAGTTTTGTACTCTAGCTTGAAAGGCTTGATCAAACTCTTGACCTATAAATGTTGCACGTTGCTGTGCAGCCAACATTGCTCTCTGTTGTCTATTACTTAAATTTTGTGCTTCAAACTGTGCTTGAGTTTGTGCATCAGCTTGTGCTATAGGTAAAGCTGACTCTATTGCAGCTTGTATCATAGCTTGTCCTGCCATTGAAGAAGCACCTAAACCTCTTTGTGCCATTGCCGCTTGTACACCTCTTAATGCACCTGCAGCCCATGCAGGAGGATTAGTTGCATCAAAGTTTTGTGTTAAAGTTGCTAGTTGTCCTTGTACTGTTGCTTTTTCAGATGGATTTGTTTCTGCAGCTTGTATCTGTTCTGTAAATTTAGATGCTTTCTCAGCATTAGCCACACCGTCTATTATCTCACCCTGTTGTATTTCTCTCTGTACAGGGTTTTCCATTTTTGTAATGTTACCTTGTGCAGCATCTAAATCTGATACTGCAGATGTAGTTTGTTGTGCGGCTATAACTTTTGCACGAGGATCATCTGGGTTTGTTTGTGCAGCTTGTGTTGCATCTAAAGCTGTTCCAACTTCTTCTGCTTTTGTTATCACACCTGCTACATTTGCATCTTTATCAGCACTTGGTTCTTTTGCCTGTGCTGTTCTTGCTAGTGCAGGATCAACAGCTATATCACCTTGCGTCTGACCTGCTCGTGGATCAACAATCTGTCCTTGTTCTATTTTAGTGCCAACAGGAGTTATTGTTGCACCTGTAGGTAAACCCGGTGTTTGCATTCTTTCTGCAGCTACCTGTCCTATCTTTTTACCCTTAGAACTTTGTTGTGGTGGTACGTAGCTTTGTGATAATTGTCTTGGTTGTACTTGTCCACCTGTTTGTAGTTTTACTACACCACCTTTAGCCATTTGCTTTGCAGCATCTTGATATACAATCATCTCTCTTTGCTTATCAGGATTCTGCTCAAGATAATTATCAAAGTTTTCCATAGCACCTTGATAGCCCATCTTGTTAGCTATTTTTTGCATACCTTGAGGTTTAAACCCCTTAAATATAGCCATAATTATTTACCTATTAATATCTTATCTAATTTATCTTCTAGTCTTTGTAATGCATCCATTACTGTGTGCATATCTTCTTTTACATCATCACGTTTGGCATACTCCTC